GTGGCATCCGCAGTCCCCGTGCACCAAAACCTCTGCCAGTTCGGACCGAGGTTCTGGTCGTAGCGGTTGCTGCCCAGCAGCAACGTCAGCGTCGCTGGCGCTGCCGCCTTGGCGTACACGCTGAAACAGTAAACATACCCGCCAGGCGCCGTCACCGTCTGCGATAAGTCCTGCGCTGCCGCCCCGGAGTTCACCACGTTCCACGCATTACTCCCACCCGTCGGGTCCGCTTTTGCCCCGCTGCTGGAAAGGAATGGCCCTGCGTCCCAAACCGCGTTGCTGAGGTCGTTGCTCCAGGCCAATAGGTTCGCCGTTGGATCGAGAAATGTGAAACTGTTGAGCGTTCCCTCAGCGGCCGAGAAGAATTGCTGCAGCGCCGCCAGTTCCGCATCACTCAGTGCGGTGTAATTCAGTTGCCACTCCACCGTTTCCGCCCCCGGATCCGCCAATTTGATCGCCGTACCGTCCGCTGCTGTGTTGACAAGGGTTCGTAGCAGGTGGCGCCTCTGAACTGGAAACTGGCTCAATGCTCCCGTTGCAAGTTGTGGATACACGAGCATTATGAACTCCGGTTCTCTATGACCGTCAGCGACGTCTTGCCGCGCATCTCCGCCAGCGCACTCAAGTCCAGTTCGTCGCTGGCGAGGCTGCAATTGGCATACTGGGTTCCGTCCCAGGGGTCCGTGAACGCAAAGCTTCCCAGCCGTCCCTGGTTATCTTGAAAGAACTGTTCAAACGCCCCCATCTCGCTTTCATCCAATTCGTTCAATTGGATTACCCACTGGTGCAGGGGGCCGGCCGAGTCGCGATACCGTTGCTCGGTTCCGTCCAGGAATCGAACCGTCTGGTTCCGAAACTGGAGCGACTTGCTAGCCGGATACTGCGCTACCGCGCTCGTCTTGAGTTGGGGAAAGGTCGCCATATCAGAGTTCGTTCACCACATCGTTGATCGAGTTTAGATTCAGCATCGCCGAACGCACTGCCCGCGCGATATCGCTGCTGTGATCCATGAACCATTGCGGTTCCCCTGGCTGTGGCGTGCTCTGTGCCGGTGCGCCTGGCTGGCTCGTACTCGCTGGTGTCGCGCTGGTCGTTGTCGTGGTCGTGCCCTGCAGTTCGCTTGTCTCGGTTGAGGCCCCGTCCGGCGTCGCGTCTGCCCGCGGCATGCCCATCTGATCGAAGCCGTCTATTCCCGTGGTCCCGCCGCTTGTGTCGCCTTCGAATTGTATCGAGTCGGGCATGGCGTACTTGGTGAGTGGGGCCGGTGCGGCATGCCCGCCCTCAAACAGCCCGATGATTCCCGCGATCATCGGCACGATGCCGAGTCCGCTTTCGAGAACCGTTGTGGCCACTGACTCGGCTGTGATGCCGGTGTTGCCCGTCGGGGTTGTTGTCGGCGTGATTGGGTTGGGGTCTCCTTTCGGCGCCGTGTCGGATCCCGTGCTACTGCTCGCCGCGCCCGTGAGGCTGTACGCCTCTGCGCCGAGATTGTCGGAGCTTCCCGCCTCGCTCCCGCTCCCGGCCGCCTCCTCGAAGAGTCGGAGTAGTTCCTCTTGTGTGGTGTTGGGCATTTGCTTACGTGTCGAAGGTGGTGAGGACGTCGGCCGAGCTGAGTGTCCGGAGGGTTGGCGGCACTCCGGGCGGCGCCGGTGGCCCCGCCTCGAATTCGTTGAGCATGTGGTCGGAGTGCTCCTGGTTGATCTGGTCGCTGCCGAGGAGTGCCCATCTTCTGCACGCTGGCCAGTAAAGCCTGGCGCATGCTAGTTGGTAGCTAAATGACGCTTCCGTGTGGTCGGAAAGCAGGAATGCGGGCGCCGTTGTGCCCGGTGTGGCGTCCGCCGGCCTGATGCCGATATAAGCGTGGTCTTCGCTGTTGAGCGCTTGTGCGATCGCGTGCAGTTCGGTAGGTGTCATTTCTTCTTGGTCTTCTTGGCCTTCTTGGCGGTCGTCGGTACCGGCACGGTGAAGGACTTCTGGCTTGGCGCGGCCGTTCCTCCAGCGGTGCTGCCGCAGTTCGGCGTCTTCGGCGCCTTCGGGCTCTGGAGGGTCATGCCTGCCATGGTTGCTGCCTCATGGTAGATCTGGGTTGTCGACGTCCTGTATCCTGGCCGGGATGCCCGGGTCGAATTGCTGGTTCTGCTCGATGGTGTCTTGCAGGGCCTGCGCCTCGTCTTGGGTTCTGAGCGGCTGCGGTAGGAATTGCTTTTGCGCTGCTGTCTTCTGGCGTTTCGGTTGGTGTTTCATCGCTTGACTCCCATGGCTGGCGGCTTCGGCCGGGCGTAGCATGGACCACGGCCGTCGCTGCCGGTCGTTCGTTTGCACCGCACACGATGCGGCTCCGTAGTTGCTGCATCGTCTGGGCGCCGCCGACTGCGCCGGCAAATTCGATGCAGTGCCTAGCTAGCTAAACGTCGATACTCATTTTCCCTTGCTCTGTGGTGTCCGGAACTTGCCATTCGTGGTGCGCGCGCTGAACTTCATTTGCGCGTCTGCCTGGATCTTAGCGTTGAGCTTCGCCGCCTCCGCATCGTCTGCGCTGCTGCCTGGGGCGATGTCTTTGTCGAGGGTTTTCGTGGTGGCGGTGGGGCCTGTTGTCGTTGCCCTTGCCAGTGGTCTGCCTGCGTTCTTCATGGTTTCAAGGTATCCTTTAGCTGTCAGCCTGTCTGCCGTTTCGTTGAAGTTTTCAAGTTGCGTGTCTTGCGTTTTGTCGGCCATCGTTCTTCTCCCCAGCGAGTTCTTTTTCCAAAATCACGAACGCCTCCACCTGGCGGGCGCTCAGCTCTTCTCCATCCAACGCCCGCAATCGCCGCCGCACGAAGAACTCCTCCACCAGCGATGCGCTCTCCGCGGTGATATACGGCTTAGGGCATGTGTCGAGGGTGACGTTCCTACGCGCCCAAACTAGCCGTCCGGGAGCGACTGCATCGGCAGGAAGCCATCCGCATCGCCGCTTTCGTTCCAGGCCGGACTTCCGGCAAATGTCGCACTTCCAACCGGCCTGGTTGGAGAATTCGAAGTGGAAGGCGACTATCAGTTTTTTCGTTCTGCCGCGCTCAGCCCCGTCTGCGCGCGCACCGCGCCTACTGCCTCGCGGAACAGTTCCTCCGGCCCGGTCTCCGCCAGCGACTCCGGGGTGGCTTCCATTCCATCCAAGTCCAGCCCCGAGACCGCCCGCAACCCCCATTTCACGTAAAGGCGGTCGATCTCGACCCGTAGCAGCGCGGCATCCATCTTCTGTCCGGGGTCCTGGCCCGCTTCCAGAAACTCCATCTTTCGGGCCAATTCCCGCACTTGCCGCATCAACTCCGTCCGTCTTCCGAAGGACATCTTTGCCACCGTAAACTTCACGCCGCTGGCCACCTGCGACTCCACGACCGCTACACTTTCATAGGTCATCGAACCTCAATCCTCAATGTGAACTGTCTTACTGAGCCGCCACCACAGGAGCGGTTTTCTCCGTGCTATCCGAATGCCACCGCGATTTCGTTGTCCACCGTTCCTTGCGCCCTGGACGGTCGGAACTTCCACTGCAACCTGTTCTTGCTGTCGTCGAATTCCGGCACCACCGGGATCACGCTTTGCAAATAGACCCCCACCAACTGTCCTTGCGACTCGCCCAATTGGAACATCACGCTGATCGGCGATTGTTGTCGCGCCGCCTGGTACAGTGACTGCGTGTTGGCGTCATCCTGGCTGAAAAGCTCGAACGCCGCCGTCACCGTCCGCTCGCCCGGAGCAATCGCCATCGGAAGGCTCGAACCGAATTCCTTGGACCGTGTATCCAATCCGTTCTTGAGCACCACCGAAGCCGCGGTAATGGTGAAGAATTGCGTCGGCGAGGTTCCCAGCCATGCCTGGCCCAGGTTGCCCGGCACGATCGTATAATCGAAGCTGCCCAGCGCCGGCTCTCCCGGAAAACTCTGAAGCTGTGCTGCCCCGCTTGTGCTCCCACCGAAGCTGGCGCTGTCCACTACGTCCTGCGCCTGTCCGCTGAAGATGAATTCATGGTAGTCGCCGTTCACGCCGATCTCCATCTGGTCCACTGCTCCCCCGCACAGCAGTCGCTGGGTCGCCGTGGCCGGGCTCCAGTAATCGAATATCCCGATACTCGGCAGTTCCGTCGTGGGAACGTATGTGAGCGCGGCTCCCACCGGCGAGCCCGCCGCCGGCGGCACGGTGAACGGTACATTGAGTTGGACCGTTTCGGCATCCACGATCGCCGCCACGAACCGGATCTCTCCACCGCTGCTCACTGCCTGGCCCGCCGCGAGTCCGTGCGCCGCGGCAAATGCCAGCCGTCCGTTCCCCGTGGTGGTCGCCGCCGTCCCACCAGCGAAGTAAGCTGGAGCGGCGCCCAACGCTGCTTGGAACAAAGGGCCGTAGCTGGGGCTGCTTGCCCCTTGCTGCCAGTTCGTCAGGAACGTCCGCAATTCGAAACTGGTTTGCCGTCTGCCTCCGGGCGGCAGGCCCGCAAACGTCCGGCTTCCCGTCTTGTCTTTTCGCTCCGTCACTTCCCGTTGTTGTCGGATTGTCAGCTTCACCGCCGGAATCCGGTTAGCTGCTGTGATCGTGGGGACCTGTCCATACGCGCTTTCCAGCGCCGTGTAGAATCGGTTTGCGTTAGAGGAAATATATGAAGACATAACTAGCTTCTGCTCACTCCAATCTCGAATGTGATCTTCGCCACCTGCAAGAAATTCTTCCCGCCGTGTTTCACGGCTCCGAACGCCACCTGGTATTCGCCGCAATAGAACATGCCGTTGCCCCAGTCTCCGCGATTCGCGTTCAGCACCTGCATGATCGCGTCCGCGTAATTCTCCAGCCCGTCTTGAAGCCCGTCCAGGCAGTCCTGCGAATACCGCAACTCCACCGTCACCTGCACGTTGCCGGAGAACGTCCGGAACTTCTCAACCAGGCTGTTGACGATCTTTTCGCAGTACACATTTACCGCCGGATACTGCATCGTGTTACTTTGATCGGCGATATCCGGCGCTACGTTCTGCGCGCGCACCTGCATTGCGTTCAAGGGGTTGATAGGCGCCCCGCCCGCTTGCGTCAATGCGGCCAGGTAGGAATTGACGCCGCTCGTGCCCGTGATAAGCTGTATCACCTGGGCCGTGATCGTGCTCCCGATTGTAGTCGTCATCAGCCCCTCATTATCATGCGCGGCACGGCCATCAGGTAACTCGGCGATTGTCCCGAGCCTGGCGCAGATCCTCCGGTCGCGATCGTGTTCGGCTGCAGCCATGTTTGTACGGCCGCGAGCGGCGATCCATTTTGCCGCGACAGCGCCCCCGGATCCGTTCCCACATAAACGTTCCAACCCGTGGCGCCCGTGGGCGGTATCGCCGGTTGCACCAGTAGAGAACTTTCCGCGGTTGTGATTGTAGTTACCACGGATGGCCCGCCCTCTTCTCCTTTGCTGTTAGTCCACGTCATCGCAACATAGTAAGCTCCGTCGGCTAGACTGCCCGGAGCGCTCACCACCTGCGGTTCCCTTGCCCGTGGAACCGGCGACCAGGCGATCCCGAGGCCCAGCAGCAGCAGCTTCTCGTACGCCCATTTGGCCCGTTCCTCGAACTGGTCGCGTTTCGCCGCGTAGCGGTCGTTCAGTTGGTTTGAATATGCGTCCCTGTACACCATCGCCAGAGTTCGGAATGTGTGCCAGAGTTTTAGCGCCGGTGTCACCACGACATTTTTGATCGTGGTTTGCGGCGCCAGCCAGATCGCCTGCTCGGCTCTCTTGGAACCGTTTAACAACGTCGCCAGTTCCAGCGCCAATTCTTCTTGCGCCAGAAACAGCTTCTGGGTCACGTCGATCCCCTCGACGGTCGCCACGTTCGTTAGCTGTGTGTCCTGCGCCGTCAGGTCTTCCATGCCCGAGACGGGACCGTCGGTGAACAGGGCCATATCGTTCGCCTATTCCTTCGCGGGTTTGGATCCGCTTTTCAGCTTCGACACATCGTCCGTCAGCTTTTTCAGATCGGTCGACGACACCATCGTGACCTCTACCCTTGCCGCGGCCGCGGCTTCCTGTGCGGCTTTCAATGCCGCCGCCTGCTGCTGTTGGAACGCCGTGGTCTGGGCGGCTGTCGCCAGCACCGCCCAACCATCCACTACCATTTTGGCGGCCACCGGACGCGTTACTTCCACTGGCAAGCCGCTCTTGCCGCCGTCGTCCGTTGCCTTGCTGATCGTTACTACATACTGAGTTGGAATTGTTGCTTCCACATCGCGAATCTTCTGGTAGTACATTCTCAAGTCCATTCAATCCTCCCTGTGTTGCCTGTCCCTCCGGCTCTCCCGCCGGCGTCTGGGGCGAGACCTTTTCACAGCGTCTCGCCCCACCATGCAGTGACTCTCCCTCGGCGATCTTCGCGATACGCCTACGTGTACATCTGCACAGCCGCCGAGTTCCGTAAAATGCCGCAGCCGTACAGAATGTCCACCGTGAACTGTTGCGCCAGCGTGTTCGGCTGGTAGCTCATCACCACGCGCATCCCGAAGTTGCCCATTTCGGCATACTCCGCGATGGCGCCGGTCCCAGGCAGTGGTTGTGGCAGTCGCCGGATTACCAGGCCAATTGCATCTTTCGCGAACGCCAGGTTGTGCGTTGTCGTCACCGGACTCGATCCACCGCTGGTGGTATACGGTACGAACTGCGAACGGAACACGAAGAAGTCTTTGATCTTCCCGATGGTTCCTTCCACCAGCGCGTGCAATCCGGCATCGCCCGCGGTCTGAAACTCGCTGAACCGCGGAATCTGTCGCCACGTCGAATACGTCGCCGCGTCCACCACGATGAACTTCTGTGCGCTGGGTGGAAGCTTCGACAGGAACAACGCCGTTTCCGCGGCGTCAATCACTGATTCCGTGACCGGCGTTCCCGGCGTACCTACCGGCGTATTGGCCGTGAAGCCGGCGTAAAGGTTGAGCAGGTCGGTCTCCACTTTCTGCGCGATCGCAGCCACGGCCGGCTGCATGTAGATCTTCAGCAGGTCGGGCACCGCCAGCACCTTGATCACGTCCGGAATCTGGAAAGTCGCTTCCGCGTGCGTGTTGAGCACGATCGTCGCATTCCCCAGACTCGGATCCTGCGGTTGCACCGACCCGCCCTGGAGGATGTTGTTCGCTACCATCACAGGGGGAATCGGCACGTTTATCGTGTCGCCGCCGTTCGCCAATGTCGGCTCGTAATCGCGATTCACCAGGTTCCCCATCACGAGGTTCCCGATCAGCACCGGCAAGGCGTCCGCCGCCACCAGCTTTACAATCGCGCTTGCGACGTTAGTTGAGGTAATTATTCCTAATGATCCCATTCTTTCTCCTTCTTTCTTTGTTCTTGCCGGCCACTGCGACTCGCGTCCGCTCGTCTAGCCGGCACTTCTATAGGCCCCGCAGGGTCTGCGACGCCACACGCACGATTTCCTCTCGTACCCGCTGCATCTCTTCCGCGCTCATCCCCGGGCGGATCTGGTCTAACGTCACCGCCTGCCTGCCGCCGTTCGGGGCTTTGAGCGTAGCCGTCATCCCGGTCCCTCCCGCAATCCGAGCCGGCAAAAATTCCGGATTCTCGTTCACGAAGCTCGTGAGATACTCTTTGACTGGCATTTCGCCGCTTTCGCCGCGAGCCACCAGTCGCCCATCTTCGGTGCGCACGATTCCGTCTTGCACCGCCCTAAACGCTAGGTCGATCTTCGCCACACCTAGACGTTGCAATTCCGCTCTCACTGCCGAACTACGTTCCGCCTCCTCTGCGGCTTTACGGCTGCGTTGGTTCTCCGCCACCAGTTCGTTCATCCGCCGTTCCAGGTTTTCACGGCGCTTACGCTCTTCCACCAGCTCCGCTTTATAGGCAGGTTCACTCTTGGTCTTTTCGGTGTTTGCAAACTCCTGGACCGCCTGCCGTACAATCGCTTGAATGTCGATTCCTTCCATAAATCTCCTTGAGAACCCTATTCCCCGCCTTCTATCTCCTCCGCCACCCGATTCTTGACGTCCTGACTTGCGTCGCTCAAGTACTTCAGCGCCAGCCTCTTGAAAACCTCTTTCTTCAACGTCTTGGACTCGATCCCCAGGCCCAGCAGCTTCTGGGCATCGTCCAACTCGGTGCCCAGATCGTTGATGTCGAACTCATCCATTCCCGAAATGGCGATTGAGACGCCGTCCTGCCGCGCCGCTGCGATCGCCAGCAAGATCTGCTTCATCGATTCCTTTACCGTGTCGCCGTACGCCAGCAGCACCTCCTCCGTGGTGTCGAAATCCATCTGTTTGCTCACTGCCGACTGGTGTGCTCCCGTGCCGGAGTCACCCGACTGGATCATCAGGTAACAAACGCGGTAAATTTCGTCTCGCAGATTCCCTAAGTTGTCCGCCGCGATCTGATAGACCTTACCTTCCGGCTCCGTCCACCCGAACCGGTCGTCCTTTCCGAGTTGGATGTAGTAGGACTCGCCCACCACCTGCTTCCACTCCTGGTCCGAATAGATCACCGGCGACGCGAACAGCCCCATCGTTAGCGCCCAGGAAAGCGCATTCGACTTATTAAAGTGTTCCAATTGCAGCGATGCCGACTTGTTCATCAGCCACAGCCCCTCCGAAACCTTCATTTCAAATACCGGCACACGCCTCAGTAATGCCAGTCCGTGCCGCCCTTGGTCGATCAGCTCGATCGGGCT